ACTTACTTCATTTTAGCTTGCGTTGAAGTTTTTCAAGCAAAGTGATGCGAGATCCAGTAAATCCATCTATAGGCAGCATAACCCGAGAATCTTTAGGGATAACTGAGTATAGATTAGTACCCATAACTCCGTACATTTCTGCAAAGAGAGGTAGGTATTTGGATACAAGAGCTGCCGATCTCTGGTCGAGATCGGGTAGGCGAGACCCATCCCAGAAATGAGATGCTATTCGCTTATCAGTAGTTTCAACTTCCTTATTAAAAAAGTCGTTGAACCTACGGTCATAGCTCATAAGGAAGGTACTGACGTCATCTCCAAAGATTGAGAGGTATTTTTCCACTCTCTTCTCTAAAGGGATACCATCTGGATTGAAACCGACACCACCAAGAAAATCTGGTATGTCACAGATGGCCTTAACAACTTTACGTTGTTGAGGGCGTAGTAGTCGCATCGCACGTATGCCAAGTAGTTTGATGATATCAAGAAAATTATCATCAGACATTTGACGCCATTTCAGTTGAGGTTCAACCCACTCTTTCGAGATAAGTTTACCCCCAAACTCCGCAATGTATCGCGAAGTGATTGATTTAGCATCAGATATTGGGCACCCTAGAACCTTAAGGGTACTCAAATACTTAGCAGCCAAACTATCTTTAAGGATTATCACATCATCCCCAAGGACGAAAAACTCGTTGTTATGAGCATAATCGTTTAGGAAATAAAGCAACATTCCATGCGTGAAAGCAAATGACCCAAAAGACGGGTATAGGCCTAAAGGCTGACCTTTTGTCCACTTGATAGTTGTGTCACCCATTATCCAAGAACTCCTGGATAGTTCTGCAAACAGACTAATATAATCCATCATATTAGGGAATGACGCATGTAAAAGGTCCAACTGTAACTGCAGAGGAAAATAATCTGTAGCCCCAGAAAGATCGATACAATGGCAACGTGTTTCTTGCTGCAAGTGTTTCTGTACGACTGGAATAGCTTTCGATTGATCGAAAGTGCAATCCCAGGGTAAGTCTTTTATTACCCCATAGATTGCATCCCCAAGTGGTTTGAGGGCTATTTGATAAACCCTATTAGGGTTGGCTACAGCACGAAGCTTATAGCCGGGCTCTTGAATGAGACCTATCTTGCCAACTGCATCCACGGTACATTGTGGAGGCCATGCATCACCTTGGACCATACGATTAAAACCCGTAAAGACCTTAGTGAAGATGGAACGGTATTTATTTTCTAAATACCGACCAGTTGGTGTATACATAATAGTTTCCCATTGTGTATACCAGTGCGTATCCTCAGCCGCCGTTTTTCCATTATAAAGTGGTACACGACGACTGGGAGATGGTACGTATGAGAGGAACGAAGGTTGTTTAACATCAGCAACATAAGGACCGCCAATACGATGGATACCATCAGAGACACCGTTTCGGATAAGGTCAGGAATGACCAAATCCTCACTAGTCACACCAGATAAGAACTTACTGAGTTGTTTTTCAGTAACATCTGGAGATATATACCGTGTGTAAGAACGAAGTAAAACGCCGCAAGAGAATCTGCAGCTCTTTCTAGTAATAGAAAGCTTAAAGATGTGAGAAATCACACCTTTTGGTAAACCAAGATGATTTTTGGAATACCACGTCCCGACTAAGGGTAATCCAGCCCTAAATCGAACATAGTCTGTATAAATCGTTTTGCAACGATCCACAGTCCATGCTACACCGTGATTAGTGATCCATTTCTGTAATAGCATTTGGTACTCGCTAACAACAGATTTGGGTAACGACAAAGCAGCATAGTATGAAGCAAGATCCTCAGACGTGTAATTCATACGTCCTCGCTTTCTACCGGAATACCGGTGTGTGCGTTAAGTATCACGAAGGATCTAGCGACCTGCTAGACTACTAGAGTCAGTACCTTAGCCATTAAGTAGGACATGTTGCTCCCAAATTGTTTTATAGGGATCAACCAGGTGATCACGATGTCGAGTAACGATACGGAATACTGTAAGGCTTTCTCTAAACCGAATCATTTGCTGATCAAGAACCCATTCATATTGGTTCACTATCTCATCATAAAGTGTAGTTTGGCTTCTAGCCTTCGCTATACTTTTAATCTGTTGTAGCTGTCCCGCAATAGTAGAGATCTGAAGATCATTAAATGACTGAATCGCAGAGGAGATCTGATTAGGATCCATCTCAATAAACTCAATCAAGTTGCCTGGTATTTCCTTTGGATAATCAGAGGGTTTCATGTCTTCTCCTTATGTGGCTA